GTTTGTTGTTGGGGGTGTGTATAATAAAAAGAAAATGGGGGATTTATATTGTGGGGGGGGGGGGGAAAAGGGGGGGGCGGCGGGGGGAGTGGGGGGGGGGCGAAGGGGGAAAGAAAAAGTTTGCGGAATGGACTTGACTTTTGGCCGTGCATATGTCATTATATAAGCACGACCAAAAATGGAGGTGAGCAGATTGTCCCCAAGGACAGGTCGTCCGCCGAAGGGTGAACAATCCAGAAAGCAGAAACTTACGATTCGCCTTTCTGACCATGAGGCACAAAAAATCCAAAGGTGCGCCGATAGGCTGGAGGCCACAAGAACAGATGCTATCATCGCAGGGATTGATTTACTCGAAGCGGAGCTGGACAAAAAATAAGACAACCGGGAGAGCCGTGGGAAGCAAACCCCGATTGCCTTATTGCACCAAACCGCAAGGGCTTGATAAATCCATTCTATCACACCCTTGCGGAAAGTCAAGTCACAGGAGGCGATTTCCGTGGGAGTTAATAACCGTGTTCGAGACGAGGTCATCCGCAGGGCAGTCCTGGAGAAACTAAGCGAGGGGATCAACTTCTTCTCCGCCGACGACATCCTGGCCGTCGCCGGGATAGACGAGGAACAGCTCAAGAGGATTTCCGAAAGCATCCAGATCGAGACAGCACCCGCCCAGGAGGGCAAACCCAAGGCAACCAGAAAAAGAAGATAGGAGGTGTCAAAATGGACAACTTTCACGCCCGATGGTTTGGCCGCACACAGCCGCCTCCGCCCGCCCCGGAACAACTCTGGCAGCAGAACACCGAATTTCTGCGGAACATGGCAACGAGTGAGTGGGGAGAGGCGCTTGCGGACCGCTTCAAAAACATCCCGGAAGTCGAGGAAGCGGAGAAGCAGTTTGCCGGTGTGTTGCAGAGCATCACCGACCCGGAAATCAGATTCGCCGTTGACGCGGCAGCCGGACGGATTTCGAGTGCATACCAGGTTTTGGGCTTTTGTGCAGGTCGGTTCTCCCAGGACAGCCGGGCGCAAATGGTTTAAGTCCATTTTGATAACCTTAGAGGCGTTACAAGTCACCCCTCTAAGGTTATCAAAAAGAGAGTCGCCCAAAACGACCTGGGCGGCTCTCTTATTCTCCAGATGACGGGGGGAGTTTTGGAAACAAAATCAGCTCGAATTTATCCGCCATCCCGTTTTTTCGTTCGCGGGAGAGACGTGTGTACTCGGCTCGTTCGATGACCTCTTTGAGCATTTCGTTTTTGGCCTGTGCAGAGGGCAGGGTGCCATAGACATCGAGCAGCCTATCCACTTTGGGGACAATATTCTTCCTGCTGGCGGCGCGGACCTTCTCCTCGGCCAAATCTACAGCCAGGGCCTCTGCGGTCTCCTGTGCGGCGCTGATACGTGCCGAAAGGGACCGGGACCGCTCAAGGAACATTTCGGTGTCATAGACCCCCTGCTCCAGCAAATCGTGGGTGCGGGCAAGCTGCTTTTTCAGAGTTTCTATTTCGGATTGCACCTTACTGACGGATTTTTCTTTGAGGTCAATAAGGGTCTGCTGCTCTTCCGGCAGGCGGTCGGACCATTCGAGGCGGTAGTCGCCGATCCATCGGTCGAGAGCCTGCAGCAGGCGCTCCTCCACAACTCTGTACCTGGAGCCGACATTGTCACAGGCGCGGTTTGGGCAAACGAGTTCTCCGCCATAGGCATTCGCACGAAGCACCATTCTGCGGCCACACTTACCACAAACCAGCAATCCGGCCAAAGGGTTTTTCACAATACTTCTTGCCGGTACCGGCGGCGGACCTTTTTGTGCGAAGATTTCCTGTGCGGCAAGAAACACTGCTTCGTCAATTATGGGGGGGTGCAGACCATCCACAAAAACCTGTTCCTCCGGCGGTGCAATATACCGTTCCACGCAGACCGTGTTGTTGATGATGCGCCTTTTTGTTTTGCAAACGTTCCAACGGATTTTTCCGGCATATGCGGGGTTCTGGAGGATGGACTGGATCGTAACGTTACTCCAACAGTGTGCGCCACGTGGAGGGGGTACGCCCATAGCATCAAGGCGCAGCGCCAGCGAATAGGTCCCGAACCGTTTCAAGGCCCCGCCTCCATCCTCTTCGCCAGAGGTGTAAAGCCGGAAAATGAAGCGGACAATATCGGCCTCGGCTTCCACCGGGCGCAAGGTCCAGCCCTTATCATGAGGCACCCTCACGCGCTCGTAGCCATAGGGAGAAGTGCCGGACACCCATTTCCCCTCCTTCGCCGAGGCAAGGCGTCCGCGCTGCAAGCGGCGGTTTATGGTCTTATACTCCCGGCGAGACATGAACAGGCCGAACTCAAAATACTCCTCGTCAAATTCGTCCGCAGGATCGTAGACCTTGAGTGGCGTAATGATTTTCGTACCGGAATACTTAAAGGCCTGCGCCATAACACCCTGGTCTATGGTGTCACCGCGGGCAAGGCGCTCCACCTCCACGACAAGGACACCAGCCCACAGGCCATCCTCAACTTCCTGGAGGAGCTGCTGAACGACAGGTCGGGCGGCAATCGTTTCGCCGGACACGATTTCACGGTAAATCTGTGTGACGTTGTACTGACCACGCCCGGCAACTTCGAGCAGGAGTTTTTCGTGGCGGGCCAGTGTCTCCCCTTCGCCGTGGGCCTCGGCTTCCATGTCGGCGCGGGACTTCCGCAGGTAGATGCAATATGGGCGCATGAACATTCGCCTCCACTCTTACTGTGACGGGCAGAAATCCACGTAAATCACATCGCCGATTTGCCGGGTAGACTGCCCCCCGTCTTTCGTTTTAGGGAGAATGCGATCTCCATATCAGCCTGCATCAGTTTGTCAAGCAGGACGCAGATTTCATTTTTCAGCTGATTTTGTGCCGACATTACGTTAGAGAGGGCAAGGGCATCGGTAATAGCCCCACCAGAGGCGTCCACTGTATTGCGTACATTTGCCCGCAAGGATTGCAGTACACGGAAAAACTCTTGGTAGACGCGCAGGCGTTCCGGGCGGAAAAACTGCATATCCCGCCCCAGCAGCAGATAGAAGTTGTCAAAACACTGGGCGATGATGGGGCGCATTTCCGCCGGCATACGCTTGAAATGCTCCTCGAAGTTTCTCTGGTCATTGTAAAAGACCTGCTCAACGTGCCTCCGCTCGTCGGAGAGCCCCAGCAGATAGTCTGTGGACACGTTAAAATACTTTGCAAGGGCGCAGAGCAGTTCAAATGATGGATCCTTGTCCTCGATCTCATAGCCGGAGACAGCGGAGCGGGTTTTGTTGATGATTTTTGCTAAATCATCCTGTGAAAGGCCACACTCTTTGCGGAGCGCAGCAAGGCGGACGGAAAACATTTGCATAGACAAGCACCTCCAGAAATTATTATAGCAGGGTTGCCCCATTTGGGGTATATTATGCCTCAAATAGCGTCAAATAAGAATTTTTTACTGGTAAAATGGTTGACTATGCCCCAAATAGAGGCTATAATATAATCGGACACCCCAAATAGAGGCATTTTCGGGAAGGAGTGAGAGTATGAGGGTGATGTTACAGCACTTCCGGGAGGCGAAAGGCTTCACGCAAGAGACGTTCAGCGCCTTGATTGGGATAAGCCGCAGCTACTACTCCCAAATCGAGACCGGAGACAAGCAGCCATCTTTGCAAGTTGCTTTGCGGATCAAGCAGGCCCTTGGGTATTATGGCGACGACATTTTCGACGACACCAAAATCAGGCGGAGATAATTTTTTTGCTCGTTTGCGCCTCTTTTAGCGTCATTTTTCGAGATAAAACCTAAAAATGTCCCCAAACGAGGCGTAACAGTTTCTTTACCTGCAATAATTCTACCGCAGAGGGGGGTGAAAATAAATGGCAAGGCAAGCCACAAAAGCCTGTGGAAACCGATATTTTGAGGCACGAATGAGGGCCGCAAAGTTCAACGAGCGCCTTGCGACACGGGCGGGGGCGGCAGACTTCCTGCCGGGAGTGACGGAAGAAATGCTCAAAAAGTATGAACTGGACATCACAAGGCCACCCAACATCGTTGTTGCGCTCATGGCAGACGCCTATAACGAGCCGGAGTTGCGCTCATGGTACTGCGCCAACGAATGCCCGCTCGGAAGGGACTGCCGGGAAATACCCGAAATGCCGCCAGAGCGCATTTTAATCCGGCTCCAAAATGCAAAATCGGGAGTAAATGCTGTGGCCTCTACCCTATCCGACATTTTGGACGACGGGATCATCGACGCCCAGGAGGCGGAGCAGCTTCCGCAGCTACGGGACGATCTCTTGGAAGTACGGAGGCGGATGGATGAGGCCCTTGCACTCCTGGAACGCGCCCAGCGGAGCAGTATGCAGGATTAGCGGACAGGTCAAAAACGGAGGAAAGCGCAGCATGAAATACCAGAAACTTTCGGAGAAAGAAAAAGCCCGCCACCCCTCTATCCACCGCACCGGAAGCGTCCGCGGCATGAAAAAACAGGGATTTTGGGGCAGGAACGACCTCTGCGTGAGGTGCGGACAGTATATCTACAACCTGTCGATGCTGACCTCATGGCCCTGGCGACAGTGAGAGGAGGTGTGGGATGGTTGCGGCGAATGTCGTCAGCGATTTCCAGATCGGGAATACCCGGATAAAGATTGCCGACGACTACTGCAAAAAGACCGCCAGCGATGCCGAGCGAACGCTCCGGCGCATAGCGACACAGGCGCAGCGCCAATTTGTTGCAGCTGCCGCAGCCGGGAAATATGAGCAGGAAAAGAGGTGAGAACAGTGGTGAAAACGAAGAGGCTGCTACAGAAAGTCCTGGCATTTTTCAGACCGATCATCCTTTGGGTGCTGATACTCGTGACAGAGCTTTTGTTGTCAGCGGTCCCGGCGGCTCTGGTCGCGGCAGAGCTGCTACCGCTGGCACATGCGGAACGGGGCAGGATGGCGTTCGGAGGCGAATGGCTGGCCGTTGTGCTGGTATTCGGTATCGCATTCTACGCGATCCGCACCGAAGTCTGTAACAGAACCAAGAAGGAGGAAGACACCCGATGATGTACAAGATTTGCCCGGATTGCGGGTCGCATCTCGACTTTGGGGAGAAATGCGACTGCAAATCCGGGCAGCAACAGGAAACCGGAAACACAAGCGAAAGAGGTGATGATAATGGAGGCCGCACTACAGCGGCAGGCGGAACAGTATCTTGGAGCGACCATAACCCCGTTCGAGCTGGGTAACGCCAGGATCAGCGCAGAGCAAAAACTCGCCCGCATCATTGAGCGGGATGGTGATGAAAACGGCGCACGACGAGAACCGTGGTATCTGGCCCAACTCGTTGCGGAGGCTGTTGCAGAAAGCAGGTTTTCGGCGACATCCCACGGTCCGCCGGAGAGGTTCCTGCCAGGGCGGCGAAAAAAAGGGGTAAAAAGGACGGCCCATGTCCGAAGACATGAACCGACCTCCAAGCAGCCCCTATTGTACCACACCAGAACAGAAGATGCAATAGGAGGATTTTGAAAAATGGACAACAGTTTAGCGACTACAGGCGGAAACGCCCTGCAAATCACGCGGCAATATCCGGCGGAGCGGTTTAACCTCCTCGTCCCCATGCAGACCGTTGCGGAGATCGCGGAAATCCACAAGCCTGTGATGAACGCAGTGCAGATTTCCACCAATCTTGCGGACAAGGAAATCTACGAGCAGGAGAAAGCCAAGAGTGCGTGGACGGACAAGAGCGGGAAACAGCACCCCGCAACCCCGGCGGGCTACGCGCTCACCAAAAAGGGCCTCAACAAACTTATGCGGGCGGCGGGCATTAAAATTTTGGGTACACGACCGATTATCCCATCCACCTGTCAGAAGTGTGCAGAGGTCAACAGGAGCATTGGCCGCCCGGTCAACTGCGGAGCCTGCGGCAACCGGGATGTGAAATTTGAGGCCCGTATCTCCGTCCCTCAGCTTACCGGGGAGAGCATCGAGATCGTGGCCCACAAAGAGATTATCGTGCAAGATGTCACAGACGGTATGAGCGAAGCGCAGCGGAAGGAATTTCTCAAATTCCGCTCGGAGATGTGTGAGACAAAAGCCGTTAACCGGGCGCTCCGGGCGGCCATGCACATCAAGGGGACCTATACCCTGGAAGAATTGAAAAAGCCGTTTGTTGTGGCCTACCTTGTGCCTAACCTTGACAACGAGACCGTAAAGGCGGAGGCCGTAAGGCATATGTTCGCAACGGCCCAGGAGATTTATGGCGGGCGCAACACAGAGGTCAGGCGGGCCATCTTCGTCGAGGACGATGTAGAGGACATGGAGTACGAGATGCCCGGACAGCCGATTGCACAGCCGGATAACCGGGCGTACCTGCAAGCCCCCCAGGAGCCGCCTCGTGAGATGCAGCAAAGGCAACAAAATGCGGCGGAGGCTGCACCGGACTTTGACCCGACCGTATGTACAGAGTGCGGGTCCAAATGCAGCAACGGCGTTGTGAAATACAGCCAGGAACAGTACGGGCGGACGCTCTGTATGAGCTGCCAGCGGAAGCAGGGAGGTGTCCAGTAATGAGCATCCGAGTATTGCACACCGGCGATCTCCACATTGGCAGTTACTCCGGCCCGGAGGCGGACGGGGAAAACGCCCGGTATCTTGACATCTGCAAGTGCCTCTATGCGCTGGTGGCAGGGGCAAAGGAACAGCAGCCGGATATTGCCGTTATTGCAGGAGACATCTTCCACCAGGCCCGCGTGTGGAGTGACCGCGGCCTCAAGGAACAGCGGGAGGCCGTCAACTTCCTGCGGCGGTTGTCAAGAATCTGCCCCGTCGTAGTTATGCGGGGCACCCCAAACCACGACAGTGAGCAGCAGTTTCTGGCGCTGGAGAATGCGTTCTACGACGAGGAAAGGGTGCGGATCGTCCTGGAACCGTGCGTCCTGCCCCTCACCACCGCGGGCGGGGAGGACATCAATATCGCCTGCCTGCCGGGATTTGACCGAGGATTTTACAGGGCGAAGCATCCCGGCCTTTCCGCAGAGGAAGAAAACGAGGCGTTCACCAAGGCTATTGAGGATATAATCATCGGCCTCAAAGCGCAGTGCGGTGGCGACAGCCCGGCGGTACTGGTGTCTCACTTCACAGTCGCCGGGGCCAACATGGAGAGCGGGCAGACGGCATTTTTCAGCCGGTTTGAACCGGTGGTCCACCCGGCCACCCTGGCGGCGGCAGACTTCGACCTTGTTTGCTTCGGCCACATCCACCGCCACCAGCAGCTCGACGGATGCAAGAGCGCATTCTACTGCGGAGCAATCTCCCAACTCAATTTCAACGACGAGGGGCAGGAACGGGGATACTACATTCACGAGATTTACGACGACGTAAGCACACCCGGCCCGGTACCCATCCCGGCCACAAAGAGTATTTTTTACCCCCTTCCGACACGGGAACACCTCACTATCCGCCTCGACGACAACGATATTGGCGCAATCATCAGCGCAGAAGACGGGTTCTTTGCTGGGCCACTTCTCAAGTACCAGGAGGAGGCCACAGGCAAAATCGTGCGTGTCCTCTACGACTGCACCGACGAGCATAACAAAGCCTTTAACCATGCAGTCCTCGAAAATTGGCTGCGCTACCGGGCCGGGGCCTTTTGGGTACAGGAGATCACCCCGCAGAAAATCGCCATCACGGTAGACCGCCGGAGCATGGATGCAGATAGCACCCTGGAGGAGGCGCTTACTGACTACCTCACAGAAAGAGGCCTGGAGCCGAAGCGCATTGGGCAGCTGGTGGAACTTGCCCGGCCCATCATTTCGGAGGCTACCGAAAGGGCCGCGCAGGAACGGCGTACAGGGGCGTTTGTCCCGGTAGAGATCGAGGTCAAAAACTACCGGAATTACCGGGAGGAACGATTCAGTTTTGACCCTATCCGCTTCTGCACTATCAACGGCAGCAACGGTGTGGGAAAGAGCAGCCTGTTTATGGACGCTATGCTGGATGCGCTTTTTGAGGAGCCGCGAGAGGGCGAGTTGACGGGCTGGATCTGCAACGACCCGGAGGCCCGGAGTGGGGCCATCAAATTTACCTTCAAGCTGGGAGACCAGATTTACCGGGTGACGCGTACCCGCGCCAAGAGTGGCAAGGCCACACTAAATATCGCAGAGCAGGTCGATGGTGATTGGGTAGACCGCAGCAAAGAAAAATTCCGGGACACACAGCAGGAAATCGAGAACATCATCAGCATGGACAGCCTCACCCTCAAGGCCTGCGCCCTTATCATGCAAGACCAGTACGGCCTCTTTTTGCAGGCCGACAAAGAGGCCCGCATGAATATTCTCGGCAGCATCCTCGGCTTGGGGGTTTACAAGGGTATGGAAGAACTCGCAGCGGAAAAGGCCACCGATACCAACCGGGCAGTCCGCACCCTTATGGACAAAGCAGAGGCCATCACCACCGGATTGCCAGATTGGGCGGGACTGGAAGCCCAAATCGTCTACCAGGAACAGTACAGGCAGAACTGCGAGACGGCGGCGCAGACCAAAGCGACAGAGGTGGACGACCTCAAGGCCGCCCTCAATACGCAACTTGAGGCAGCAGGCCGGGTAATGCGCCTCAACAGCAAACTTACCGCCCTTACAGGACAGAGGGCCGCCAAAGAGGCAGCCAAGACATCGCAGGTAGGAATTATCATGGCAGCAGAAACCATTCTTGCGGCAGAAGCGGAAATCGCCGCAGGCATAGCAGGGCTAAACCGCCTGTTGGAACGTGAGAAGGAATTGATTAGCAGTAAGGCGGCCTATGACGAACTCATAGTGCGAGAGGAGAAGCTGATCGAATCGGTGGCAAAAGCCAAAAAGGCGGTATGGGCGGCAAAGGACAAGAAAGCCATCATTGATAAAGAAATCGTTCCCTTACAGCGTTCCCTTGCACGGGAGGCGGAACTTGCGGAGAAACACGCCGCATACACAAGCGTAGCAAACAGGCTTTCCGAGTTAGAAGGATTGATGGCGGAGTACACGGCGGCAAAGGACCAGCTTGCTACGGCGCAGACAGAAATCGAACGCCTGGACCGCAACTACGCAGCTGCCAGGGCGCAGGTTGAGCAGAACATAGCTGCCGCAGAAAGAAAGGTCGAACTGCTGAATGACAGCGGGTGTCCTAATACCGAGAAAGCAACCTGCAAATTTCTTGCGGATGCAATTTCTGCCCAAAAAGCTCTCCCCAATCTTTTGGCGCAGCTTGGAGACGTGGAGGCAGAATATTCGGATGTACGCCAGGCGGCTCTGGATACCCTCTGTGCAGCGCAGACGGAATACGACGGGAAGAAACACCTTCCGGGGGAGATTGCATCCCTGCGTGCCTCACAGTGTCTCTTGGAATCGCCTGAAAGAGAATACCTGGAACTTGGAGCGAAGCGGAAAGAATTGGCCCTGATGGAGGAGCGGGCGACAGAGTTGGACAAGGCCGTTGCGGACGCAGAGGCCGCCGCCCAAAAAGAACTGATAGAACTGACTGGAATCGAAACACAACTCCCAAGCGTTGCATCGGCCAAAAAGGAATATGACCATCTGCAAGGGGAAATCGCCACGGCCAAACAGTGGATAGAGAAAGAGAAGCAGGTTCCGGTGGCGCAGGAACGGAAGGCGGCAGCGGCCCAGCGCATCCTTGAACTTGACGAGGAAATCGAGGCAATCGAGAAGGAGATCGCCGAGGCCCGGACAGAATTGGCGACGGAACAGGGCAAGACCGCCGGCAGAGAGGAACTGCAGGCGCAGGTTGACGCAGCGGAAGCCGAAATTAGGAGTTTGCAGGAAGCTGCGCGGAATGCGGCGATGAAACTGGGCGGCCTCAAGGCACAAGTAGAGCAGGCGGGAAAGAAGCTGGCGGAGGCAGCGGAGTTGCAAAAGCAGGTCAACGCACAGTCGGTCAAGGCTGCTGGATACGAGGAATTGAAAAAGGCTTTCTCGCAGGATGGTATCCCCCACAACATCATCCGCTCCATCATCCCCGTGTTTGAGGCTACGGCCACCAACATTCTCGGCCAGATGTCCGGCGGACATATGAGTGTTGAGCTTGTAACCGAGAAGGCACTCAAGAGCAACAGCAGGAAAGAGGTCACGACCCTTGACATCATCATCAATGACAGTAGTACCGGGCGGCTCCCCTACATGAGCAGGAGCGGCGGCGAGCGTGTCAAGGCAGCCCTCTCTGTGATCCTGGCTCTTTCGGAGATCAAGAGCAGCAAGGCTGGCGTACAGCTTGGTTTTTTGTTTATCGACGAGCCGCCCTTCCTTGACGCCCCCGGTGTACAGGCTTACTGCGACGCGCTGGAAGCCATCCAGCAGCGGTACAGCAGCCTCAAGGTCATGGCGATTACCCACGACCCGGCCATGAAGTCGAGATTTCCACAGAGCATTACTGTCTACAAGGACGAGAGCGGAAGCTATGTGAGGAGCGATTAAGATGGAAGAACGGAAGGTGAACGAACTTATCCTCCAAAACAAAGACGACAGGGAGGCGGTGGCGTTGGCCCTCTACCGGGCGGGATACACCGTCCGGGAGCGGCGACGCAAAGACAGCGGGAAAACCATTGTGTACCTGGAATACTGGAAATAGATAGCACCGCCCTCCGGGGGGACCGCCCCGGAGGGCGGGCGAAGGAGGCGAAATCATGTCCCGTAGAGATCAGCCATACATCCCCCTTTATGTGATGGATTTCTTGACGGACGAAAAACTGCGGGAATGCAGTGCGGAGAGCGTCGGGGTCTATATCATGCTTATGTGCGTTATGCACAAGCAGGAGGAATACGGGACGATCGCCCTGCGGGAGAAGGACCGTAAAAGCGCAGATATAATTTCAGACTTTTCCGCAAAGCTGGCAAAGCACCTCCCCTTTGGAGAGGGTGTTATATATCGTGCCATCCAAGAACTACTTGCCGAAGGCGTCGTCCGTAAGGACGGTGAAAAGCTCATACAAAAGCGCATGGTGCGGGACGCAGACATAAGCGATAAGCGATCCACAGCCGGAAGAAAAGGTTCCGCCACAACTAACGCAAAAATAGATGTGGCAAAACTGGATGAAGTAGAGAGGAAAGGCAGCGCAAAGGATGATCCCTTTGTCCCACTACCCTCCCCTACCGCTTCCCCGCCACCCGCAGAAGGCGGTTCCAAGGAGCTGCCGAAACGAAAAAGGGGCAAACCGGAAAAGCCGAAGATACCAAAAATCCAATATGCTGAATTTGTCTCAATGACAGAGGAGGAATACAAAAAACTTTTGGAAAGGTTCGGGGAGGAAAAAACAAAGAGAGCCATAGAAATCATTGATAACTACAAGGGCCAGAGCGGGAGGACCTACGAGAGTGACTACCGGGCTATCCTAAACTGGACAATGAAGCGTGTCGACGAAGAATTTGAGAAAAGAGGAGGCAGTAGCCATGGAGGGACCTACACGGATAGGGGAAATTCTGGGCGGTCGGCAGACCCAGGTGGATTCAGGCCGTCGGGAGGATTTAAGGGACAACAGTAGTTTTGTTACACCGCAGCAGGCAAAGGAGATCGGCTTGCGTTTTCGGAACAGGCCACCAGAACCAGCGACGTGCGAATACTGCGGAAAAAAACTTCAGCCGCTTGGAGTAGTCATGGACGAAGAGGTTTTCTTCCTGCGCCCATTCCTCCCCCGGTGTACCTGCGAGCAGGCACAGGTTTATTGGGAAGAACAGGACAAAATCGCAGCAGAGCGAAAAGCGGCAGAGGAAAAGGAGAAACGCCGGGCCGCCATACAGCGGAAAATCCAGCGGCTCCTTGTCCAGAGCGGTATTAAGCGGCGCTTCCAGCAGAGGACCTTTCAGACCTTCCGGCAGGATACGCCGGGCCGGGCCAAGGCTTACCGGATCGCGAAAGAGTATGCAGACAATTTCCCGCTCCACCAGGCCAAGGGCGACGGTCTCTACATAGAGGGCACAAACGGTACGGGCAAGACACACCTGGCAGCGGCGATTGCGCTGCAGCTTATCGGCCAGGGCGTACCGGTCATCTGTAAGACCTCAAGCGACCTGCTGCTTGACATCAAGCGGTCGTTTGACAGCGCAGATGTACGCGAGAGTGATGTGCTGGACATCTACAAGCAGGTCGATCTGCTCATTATCGACGACCTGGGAAAAGAACAGTGTAGCGATTGGAGCATGAGCACCCTCTACTCTATCCTCAACGACCGCTACGAGGATATGAAGCCTACCATCGTTACCACCAACTACAATGCAGACGGGCTGGTGAAAGCACTTGCCCCCAAGGGCTATGACGACACGAAAATTGTGGCGATTATTAGCCGCCTCCGGGAGGTCAGCACTGTTATGACGATGGCGTGGGCAGACACCAGGGGCAGAGAGGAGGCATAATCATGATTACAGAGGCAGAAAGAAAAAACCACAAAGAACTTTTTAGACTTATGAGCGAGAACCTGGAGTTGCCCGTCATCCCGTTCGTGGACGGCGAAATTGTTGCCGGAGACAATTTTGCGAGATGGATGGGGGCCTGGGGAAGCGCCAGCGTGGACGAGTACCTTTTCCCTCGGAACGAATTGGGGCCTGTAATCTTTCGGAGCGACGACGATGTGCTTTACGCACTGGAGAAATTTCTTTCTGATGCGGAGTTTGACAAACTCCCGGAGAGCGAGGAGGAATGCCGGAAGATTTATGACGCGCTCCCGTGGGAAAAGGCGATTATTGTTAATATCGACCTGCCAGATGCGGGAGGTTGAGACAGCATGAAGGAAAATATTAGGTGCAAATTGTTCTATTGCGACAGGGCGAGAGAAAACCGCTGCTGTGCCATTTGCCCTACCCGTGTAAGATGCGCCAATCCGTGCATAAACAGACCGGATAAGTGCGGTGAAGTACAGCAGATGGAGGCCTCCAATGAAACAAAGCGCCCGTAAATATTGGCATCGCCTTATGAAACAGGTTGAACCTGGAAAGGAGCGGAAAAAGTCAAAATGCAGGAGAAGCAAGAAAAAGAAGTAGGCGAGATTTTCTCCATTTCGGCCCGCCGCTGTAAACGCTGCGGAGGTCTGCTGACAAGTGACAAGGCTATCCGGGACGGATATGGCCCAGTGTGTCGATCCAAGGCTTGCAAGGAAGCCTTGGAACAGGAAATGGCGAGAGATCAGTTGAGTTTGTTCGGAGGCGAGGAAAAATGATGCTGACACACCTTTCCTTGTTCACTGGAATCGGGGGGCTTGATTTGGCCGCAGAAGCCGCCAGTTTCCAAACAGTCGCCCAGTGTGAATGGGCCGATTACCCCACAAAAATTCTGGAACGCCACTGGCCCGATGTCCCCCGCTGGAGGGACATTCGGACGCTGACAAAGGAGAGTTTCTATGAGCGGACAGGCCTACGAACAGTTGACCTTATTTCCGGCGGATTCCCGTGCCAGCCCTTTTCTGTCGCCGGACAGCGACGAGGCCAGGATGATGACCGTTACCTCTGGCCGGAGATGCTTAGAGTTATCGAAGAAATTCAGCCCACTTGGGTCGTTGGTGAGAATGTTGCTGGAATCATCCGAATGGCGCTCGACCAAGTGCTATCTGACCTGGAAAGCATCGGGTACACCTGCCAAGCGTTTGTTATTCCGGCTTGTGCCCTCGATGCCCCGCACAGGCGAGACAGATGCGCTATTGTGGCCTGCGGTGACAGCCTCAGATTACAGAGCCAGAGGACCGAACAGCCACCAGCAGGGACTGCCAGAGGTGGTGCGGATGTGGCCCACACCTACCAGCCGGAGCGGGACAGGCCCATCGCAGACGGAAACCCGTCAGGGCGGCATGGATTTGCAGACAGCGGCGGCGCTTTGGCCCACGCCCACGGTGACCGGGAACTACAACCGTCCGGGGAGCGGCCCAAAAGCAGGGATGGGGCTGGCCACAGCGGCAAAACTCTACCCGACCCCGACCCAATTCGATGCGACCTGCGGGGACATCAAGGGCAAGGAATACAATGGCCAGACCCAGCACGCCATGAAGCTGATCCAGGCGGCAAAGCTGTATCCGACACCTACGACCGGGGCGGGCCTCTGCGGCAGGACGGGCAACTACCAGCAGCTCAAGGCGCTGGAAGCGGATGGCATGATTTCGGCAGAGGAACGCCGCAGCATGGCGGCGGGGGACG